TTCATCTTGTTTACCAAATGCGTTGTTTTTTAACAACTCAGGCCATATAAGCCAAAAGTTTGTAGGAAACAAGTCTTGACGAGTTACAAGCCCATGACTTTCTGTTTCAATTCTTGCACCCAAAAACATATATTTGTCTGCCGGTATGCCACGAACACGCCAGTTAGATACGGCTGCTGGGTCAACTTTGCACATTCTTGCCACTTTTGCTGTGCCGCCAAGTAAGTCAATAATGGCGGTGTCGGTTAGTTTTAGTTTTGTGTCCATTCACGCAGTTTAACTTAAATGTTGTTTATTTGCAAAGGCTTTGCTTTTTTAGTTTTCCCATGTTAATATTTGTATATAGCAATTTTGCTATGTATTTAAGGGGAACTTAAATGTCTGAACTACAACAAGTAATGCTGGAAATGGAAGAGCGCTTAGAAGAGGCACTTCAAAACATGGAATTTGGCACAGACCTATCACAAGACGATGTTGATGTTATTCGTGCTGCTTGTGGCAAACCAAACAATAAACGCAATGTATTGCTTCAGTCTGTATTTGAGGACTTTGGCAATGTATTTGGGGGTGCAAAATGATTCAATCAGAAAGCATTGCAAACCTAACATTGGCTTTATCAATCGTACAAGGAAAAATGACTCATGCAAAAAAAGACTCAGCTAACCCATTTTTTAAATCTAAATACGCTGACTTGGAGTCTGTGTGGGATAGCTGTCGTAGCCTTTTGGCTGACAATGGCCTCGCTATTTTGCAGTTTCCTGGGCTTTATTCAGAACTCGATAAGTCTATGTCTTTGACAACTGTTATTGGGCATAAGTCTGGTGAATGGATTAGTCAAGAAATGTCTGTGCCTGTCACTAAAGCTGACGCACAAGGCGCTGGTTCGGCTTTAACTTATATGCGTAGATACGCATTAGCAGCAGTAGTAGGAGTAGTACAAGCAGACGATGACGGTAATGCCGCTTCGTCACCTAAACCAGTAGTAAAAGCAAAGGATATTTAATCATGGCTTATGTACCAAAAGAAGGTTCTGGGAGTTTATTTAAAAATGACCGCAAAACGACTGAAACTCACCCAGACTATACAGGCAGCATTATGGTCAATGGGCGTGAACATTATCTTTCTGCGTGGGTTAAGGAAGGCAAAAAGGGTAAGTTTTTTAGCGTATCTATTGGCAAAGAAAAGCAACCAGTAGGGTTTACCCCTAGAGGTAATGACGAAATGCCACGCAACACTATTGAAGATTCTGACTTACCTTTCTAGGAGATAGCCATGCTAAGTCATATACGAGATGTTATTGGCGACAAAGCCAAAATTTCAACAGAGCCTTTTGGGGTTGATGAAGAAAGGCAGTTAATAGCATTTGAGGTAAATGACTTAGCTGCTGTCTTGCAAGATGTTATTCGCACTTGTGCGGATTGTTGTGTTAATGTTGCAGACCGTGAAGCAATTTTAGAATTACTTAATTAAGCAGTTTAAAGGGGAAAATATGAGTCAGCATTGGTATTGTGCCGTTACAGGCGCACCGAGATATACGATGATAGGCAAGAATGGCAAGGAAAGGTCAGTAACCTTGCGTGATGCCAAAGCAGCGCCAGGTACATTAGTACCATCGGTGTCCACCATTAATAGCCAACTTTCTAAAGATGGCCTTAATTCGTGGTTACAAAGCGAGGCAATTAAAGCCTGTATGGAAAATCCACGCCAAGAAAACGAAAACGAAAAAGAATACATTTCTCGTTGCATGGAATTAGCAAAGCAAAAGTCACAAGAAGCCATGACTAGAGGAACTCTTATACATGACTTCCTAGAGAGCTTCTATAACCAAGAATACTTGCCAGAGATGCCAGCGTATGTCCGCAAGGTAGATGACGCTATAACAGCCCATTTTGGGCCTCAGTTATGGATTGCTGAACAAAGTCTAGTTAACCAAGAAGGCTATGGTGGTAAGTGCGATTTGTATTGCAAGCCACGCCATGACTTTAATGGGGTCGTCATTGACTTTAAGACGACAGAAAAAAGCCCTGGTGAACTAACACCCTACCTAGAGCATACACTACAGCTTGCAGCCTATAGAGAGGTTTTAGCACCTTCTGCTAGGTGTGCCAATGTGTATGTCAATGGCGAAACTGGCGAAGTTGCCATATACGAACATACAGAACAAGCCCTTAGAGATGCTTATGAAATGTTCTTAGCTTTACTCAAAATTTACAAACTTAAAACTGGGTTAAACTAATCAAGAGGCGGTAGGTGTGCTTTTCCCCTTTGCACAACCATACATCACGGAGTCCTGCCGCCTCACCTTCTATGGGTGAAAGTGTAAAGAAACGAGTAACCCACCCTATTTAGGGCGTTAAGCCGCCAATGTAGGATGCAGTAATTGGGTAATTTTGCGGCTTTCTGACCCATTGTTAGCAACTGCCAAATACAGCCCTGTGTTTTTTTACAACATTAGGGTTTTTTCTAGTATTAAAAACAAAAAAATAAGAATAAATTGTTTACATCAGGTCAATGACACTATTCAGCTCTATGGCTCGTGGAGATTTCAGACTAAAAAGACCTTGACCTGATACTTTTATTTAAGGGGACTATGAATAAAACAGAGCCATGTCCATGCGACAAGTGCGACATGAAGTACAAGTGCGATGAAGAAGAAATGGCTTGTAGGGCCTTTGCTTACTTTGTACGCTATGGTTCTTTTGAGGACTACACAGTTCGTATGCCGACTAAGCAGTTATTCACTAAAATCTTTTATGAAGATGACAAGGATTTAAAGAATTACCTTGTAGCATTAAAAATAAAAGAACAGATGCAATTATTTTAGGAGTCGGTATGCAAGAACCCATGACATTGCGTGAAATAGCCAGAATTGAAGGCATAAGCCACCAGGCGGTTACAGAAATTATAGAAAGAGCTTTAAGAAAAGTGCTTAAAGAATTGAATAAACGAGGAATTAAATTGGAGGACTTGGTTTGAACATTCAAATACAAATAGTAAAAGAACACCCAGATGGCAGCGCAGACGCATTAGTTCATTTTGATGCAGAAGGTCTTGGAATATTGGTAGAAGAAGGTATTTTGAGTATTCTTCGCAAATATATTGAACAGGAAAAAAATGATAGTAAAAGAAAAAAACGGAAGTCTAACGATTAACTGTAAACAAGGGGAAGCAATTATGAGTACAAGAAGTTTTGGAATGGTCGGTAAAAGCTATAAAACGGCTTCAGAAGCGTTCAAAGACGCTAGTTACGCCACAGGTATTGAGATGCCTGACAAAAGCGAATACAGCACTTTTTGGGCGGTTTTAGGGGTATTGATAGCCCTAGGCTTAATTGTTTGGGTTTCTAGCCGTTTTTAGCCATATTAAGGGCTTGTGCTTCTTCGTGGTCAACACGATTAAGCCAGCCCTTTTCAAATACAGGTTTATTTAATGACTTGTAATACTCTCGCCTAGTTTCTGAGAATTTAGCGATAAGAGTTGCACTATTACTAACGGAAATAAGTTCTCTTGTTCTTGGGCCAATAACTCCGTCAGGTACACATCCAATAGCTGATTGAAGCAATTTAACTGCTCTGCCTGGGCCTGCGTTAACTCCCATTGAAAATGTAACAAAGTCGAGTCCCCTAGGTAGTATTTCCCCATAACAAGGCCTCCAGTATTTTTGTTCATATAAAGGTGCTACAAGCTCTGGTGTAAGGTTTTTCATTGTAGTCACAGGGTGACCTACATATTCTTCCCATACACGCTTGGTAACGCCTAAATTTGTTTCTCCGCCAGGGTCAGCAGGGTTGTTTACCCAACCACCTTCAGACTTTAATACTAAGTCTAAACATTCTTTAAAGTTACCCTGCATCGTCTGTACCTATTTTAATACCTGTAATTAGTCCAATAAATCCACCAACAATGGTTTGAAATGCCGGTGTAATTGCTTCAAATATTTTAGTGTTATCTATGCCAGGATTGAAAAGACCAATAAGTAACACGCCAACCATAGACAAAAGAATAATAGTAAGAGTGGCAGTAGCCATGAGGGTAACATAGGCACTTAATTGTTCTCTTTTCATTTGATTCCTACTTGTTGCTTAATCCAGTCTTGTAAAGCTATGGTTTGGGCTGTGGTTTCAGCGCATTGTCCAGCAAGAAGGTTGTAGGCGGTGATAACATCAGCTGCGCTGGGGGCTGCGGAAATTCCTGGCACTTTGCCGGTATTGCCGTTGTTCCACACGCTAGTTGACTTATAGTAATTACGCAAAGCAGCAATTTTAGCTTCATATTCATTGGCAATTCCTTTGTTTACTAATTCCTGTTGTTTTTTGATTGACTCCACATGGGCTTCTTGTGCCTTTGCAGCGTGACTGACTTCTTGCTTATATTCATTGAAATCACGATTGCGTAAACTCCAACCAGTAGCAAAAGCCCCAAATAATAAAGCAGCAGCAATACTAAGTTTGACATAGTCCATTATCTAAATCCGCTTAATCGTGGCGAAAATGCAAAGGTTGCTTGATGTGTTTCAGGTTTAGGAATGATATTAGGGTCAACCACAGCCATAATATTCCAACCCCCAGTAAAGCGCACACACCGACTAAAACCAATAGGGGCAATCCAAGTAAGTTGAAATAATCCATTAGCTTTAACGAAACACCAGCCTGCTTTTGCATTATCGTTGTCCTTGATGGTTGGGTCACCTAACACTTCTGTTGTATATGGTGCGGTGATATACATGATTGCAAAACTATACGCTGGATTACGCCAAAGCCATTTAACCATTGACCAATAACTTATGCCGTTAATCCGTTGAAATGTTGCATCGCCATATAAATCATTGTCTGGAGTATTAAACCAATTAAGCCATGTAGGCAATACAAAGCCCATGCCACGCTTTGAATGGTTGTCTAACCACCACTCTTTATGAACCCCAAATATAGGCATTACAGGGGCTAATATAAGTGCTATAAGCGTCAATAACAGACTAATAGGTACTAGCACTATATATTTTATATATATCATTTTATAGGCCCTGTAGTAATAAACCGAAGAATCGCCACAATGATGCCAATAACAGTTAAAACAAGTCCGTAGTATTGTGGGTCAATTATGCTTTGTAGTGCCGGTAGATTGTCTAGTAAAGCGCCAAATATGACTAGCAATAGTGAAAACCACATGGTGCGAGATTTAATCATGTTTCTTATTCCAAAGGTCAAATAAGACTTTTACTTTTTCTTCTAAAACAGCAACTCGATTGTCTGTTTTGGCTAAAACAATAACTAGCGAAACAAATGCTAATAATAAAGGCCAAATTTTAGCCAATATGTCTAGCGTGTCCATTACTTACCTGTGAAATAATGCGCTATAAAGCCAATAAATGTAGAGAAAGCTGACACGATTGCCATGCCAGCCCAGAAGCCACCACGACCTTTGTTGGCTAATTCTAAAAGTTGCTTAACATCTTTGCGTAGTTCAGCTACTTCATACTCCATAGCTTCTACTTTTTGCCAAGTAACGCCAAATTTAATAGGGTCAATGTCCACAACTACGCTCACTTTTTAGTTTTCGATGTGCGAGTAGTCGCTTTAGGAATTTTAACAGATGTTGCTTTTTTGGCTACTTTTGTCGCTTTTTTGGCAACTTCTTTTTTTACAGGAAAAGGCCATTCTTGCAAATCAATGTTTGCCTTTGGCGCAAAACCAAATTTGTCTAATATCCAAGTAAATGTAAAGTTCATATTAGGCTTTCATAATGTAAGCAAGTGCCAAGTATGGAGGCAAGTTTTGATTTGTGCCGCTACTACCAGTAGAATTTGTTGTAAATCCATGAGTGTGGTCTATATTTGTAGATTGAATGGAAATTCCTGTATTTGCATTATTAGTGCCAACCAAAGCTGGAGCAGAGCTTGAACCTTGATAACCAGCATTACTGCCGCCACTAAGAGCGCTAAGGTCGTATGTATGGTAGTGACCTGGGTCATTTACACCGTGACTATGGTTAGCATTTGCACTCATGCCACCAGTTGTGCCAGTATGAGTATGAGCTACAACAATAGCGTCTGCTGTACCGCCTGTAGCATTTACAGCATAGGTAGAGCCAGCACCAACAATAAAGCGGCTACGCAAGTCTGGAGTGCCATTTGTTCCGTCACAAATTAACCAACCACTAGGAATGGTAGCAATAGAGCCTGACCACATCAAAATAGCGCCAGAAGGCACAGCTTGACCTACTGTAGCGGCATCTGTTAACGCAGTACCATTAGCCATACCAGTAACTTTATTGCCGCCCATTTGCAAATTGCCAGTAATAGGCGTTTGACCGTCAGAGGCAACAGAACCAGTTAGTGCTGTGCTAATGTCAGAAAGGGTTGTATTAGCCCAGTTTGATGTAATAGTTGTACCTGTTACTACAGGATTTCCTGTAGGCAGATTGTATATACCGCTACCGTTTCTACTCATTTGTTTTCTCCTCTGGGACTAATTCTGGCTTTTGGCCTACATAGCCACCAACTACACTATTAACAATATTTCTTGCTTTTCTTGAATCTGGTTTAACTTTAGCTAACTCATTTAGTTTTTCAACAGATTTAGGGTCGGTTAGCATTTTAGCTAACATTTCAGTATTTTTACCTAATTCCCAAGCCTGTATTCCTTCTCTAGCCATTGTTGGTAAAGAAGTTAAATATTTAGCAAAAGCGCCTTTACCACCTGCTTCCATTTCTTGAGTTAACAAGTTATTAAATGTAGTGGCAGAACCTGCTGGTACACGCTGACCCTGTGCTTGCATAGTTTCAAGCATATTTTCAAACCCTTGCCATGTGCCTTTGCCAGCAGATGCTTCAATTAATGCTTTAAGGTTTTCTCTTTGCGCTGCGTTTCCAGTAATATCTGAAGCAAATTTAGCTCCACCAAATTGATTTCCACCAGTAATTTTTTCTCTAGCGGCTTGGTCAAATACTCCTTTAAGCTCTTGACGAGTCCAATCAGCAGCAACAGTTGGGTCTTTTCTACGCAATAGTTCAACAGTACGCTTAATATCTTCTGGAAATGTAGCTTTAGGATTTTTAGGCGCTAATATGCCACTTTGTTGGGCAATCATTTTTTCTGGAATTCCAGTTGTTTCTGCCATAGCGCCAACCAAACCTTGTTTTAAAGGTTGGATTTGTTGTTCTTGCGCTGTTTGATAAATTTTTGCACCTTTTGCATATTCAGGCGATACTTCTTTTAAATAAGTGCTAAGTTCATTTGCTGCGCTTGCAGTAACTCCTGCTGCACCTTTTTTCAAACCAGTAGTTGCAGTCATTTGAGTTGAATATTGGTCATCTAAATATTTTTTGGCGGCTATTAAAGTTTCTAATGAATTTGTTGGCGCATTTTTTACACCATATTCAGATGTTCCTCTAACTGCTCTAACTGCATCAGCAATTTTTGGATTAGCTAAAATATTAATGTTTTGGGTATTCATTAAATAATCTGGCGCAGAGGAAACAGTTACATTTCCAGCTTTTTCATATAAAGGTCTAACATTTTGTGAAAGACTTTTTTCAGCGCCACCAATAAGATTTTCAGCAGCAGATTGCATACGACTTGGAATTGCCGCTGTTGGTGCTGTAGGGCTAATTTCACGCAAAGCGTTAGCCATTACATTTTGATTGGCTTGCGGTCTGCCAGCCATAAATTCACCCATAATATTAGCGGCTTCACCACGAGGCACATTTTCTACATATCGTTGAATTGAAGGCAATTTAGTGCCACCAGCAACTTGTGCAATAGCTTCTGCGCCTGTAATTGGGCTTCCTAACTTGATAGACCTATCGACCAACGCTTGTGCTTGCGCTAACTGTTCTGGTGGAATGTTACGCATTGCTTGGTTTACAACTGTAGAAGGCGTATTACGCATTGAATACACACCACCAGGTGCAGCCATAGCGCCAAAAGCTACAGCTTGCTCTGCTAATGGGTTTGTAATGCCAGCACCTTTAACGGTTTCTAATGCAGCACCACCTAACAATCCTTGACCTATATTTTCTGCTTGTCTTGCAGCATATGACGGAATACTTCCTATTTTTGTCATAGTGCCAGGTGCTGCTACTTGTGCAGCAAAATCAGCAGCTTTTAATATTGGAGTATTAGGCTCTCTTTGAGGACTAAATACGCCTTGCTTAACCAAATAATTAGTTACAGGGGTTGCTCCACGAGGCGCTTCTACATCTTCGCCTTGAATTTTTCCTTTGGCGTATTGATATAAACGCTTGTAATTTTCAGGCGCACCAACAATAACATCGCCAATATTGGCAAAGCCTTTTCCTACGCTTTGAGTCAAAACAGCAGGTATATTCCGTTCATTGGCGGCAGGATTTAAAAGACTTTCTGTTTGTCCAGCTTGCAAATCTTCAATAGTTTGAGGTTTTTTTGCAATCAATTTTGCTTCAAATTCTGCCATAGGCATATCTGAATAAAATTTAGAATGCAAAGAACTAATTAACTTGTCGTCTGGAACATCCGCATATTGTGGATATTTTGCACGAATATCTGCAAGACTGTCCATTATCTAATTCCTAAAGGGTCATCATTAGAAAGTTTTACTGGGCTTGTGTTAATAGGTGCTGAAGCGCTTTTTGGCAATTCTTTTAAGCGTTGATTCCATTTTTCTGCACCAGCTCTAGCAACCTTTTCTTCCAAATCAAGTTGTCTTGACAAAGATTCTGCTGTGTATTTAATGCCACCAAGTTTAGCTTTTTCTAAAAAATCTCGGTCAGTATTAGAGAATCCTTGCGCTGAACCAAGGTTAGAAGTTTTAATTGCATCAAGGGTTGCGCCAGCACGACCAGCCAATAATCCTTGTGTATTTGTAACTAAATCATCACCTTTTCCTGTTGCTCCAATAGCTTGTCCAAATTGAGCCAAAGCTAATCTTTGGTCAGCGCCAAATCCAGTAATTACATTGCCTGTTTTAAGCAAATCTTTTTGTCTTTTTACATTTGAAATTACAGCATCAGCAGATTCTGCAATATCTTTTAATGCCAAATCTTGTTTAGCAACACCAGCGCCAAAAGTTTTTGCATATTCGCTTTCAGCAGGCGGCATATTGTTATATACAGATGTTTTAGGCGCTTTAAGATTGGCTTGTTCTCTTAACCAATTTTGGTAATTAGGGTCTTTTTGTGCAACTTGATACTCTTGAACCGATGTTGGGGCTTCAAGAGATTTAGAAAGTTGCGGCAATACAGCTTTAACTTGTGGAAACTGCTGATATTGCAATGCTTTTTGTAAGCCTGCGTTTTGGTCTTGTTTAAATGTATCCAATACATCTTTAGCAGCAATATCACCTTGACTACGAATAGCTTTAGCTAATTCAAGTTGTTTTGCTTCAGCAGTTTCCATGCCTTTATTACCAGCATAAGCAGCCAACAATGGTGCTAATTGTTGTGTAATAGCAGGGGCTACATAGCGCCCAGAAACCATTTGACCTTGCGGTTGTTGAAATGCTTGTTGCATTAACATTTGAGCCATGCGTTGTTGCTGACTAATGTTTTGCATTTCAGGTTGAAAGTCTGTAGGGATGTCGCCCATTAAATTATCTGCCATGATTTTTCCTAAACTAATCCGCCACCAGCAAAAATAGACAATCCATTTCCAGCATCAGCAGGAGCGCCACCGCCAAATAGTTTGCTCATTCCGCTAAATGTTCCTGTAGGTGCTAATAAAGCCATGCCACCGAGGCCCATTAAACCACCAAGCGCTTGTGAATTTCTTGCTTGTTCAGCGTTGTAATTAGCTAATTGATTTTGATAAGAAGCATTTGTAGCACCTAAAATATCAGCGCCAGCAGTAGTTTGTTGTTGTGCTGGATTAATGTAAGCAGGTGTAGCTAAAGATTTAACGCTATTTGCTTGAGTAAATGGCGTTGTAGCATTAATTCCATAAGTTCCCGCTTGCTGGCCGTAACTTTGTGCATTTGCTTGGTTGCCAAGTTGCGCATTAGAGAGTGCTTGGTTATACATTTGGTTTTGTACTTGTGCGCCACCCAAACTAGCTTGAGTTAACAAATCATTTTGTTGTTGTGCAAGTTGTTGTTTGGCTTGGTTATATGCTTGTGAGCCAGGCATAATTCCTTGGTTAGCAAGCTGTTGGTCAGATTGTTGACTTTGCTGTTGCATTGTAGGAGTTAAGCGTTGCAAAATAGCGTTAGTAGCTTTATCCCAACCTTCTTGCCCTGTTACGCTAGGGTCAACGCTAGTCTGCAATGGGTTTACATTGGCGCTAAACGGACTATAGTTATATCCTGAAATAGCATTTTGCGAGTTCGTAACGGCATTTTGTAGCCCAGGCGCTACAGATTGCGTAGCTGACCATATCGGATTTCCTTGGTCATCTGTGCCAGTTTGAGCATAATTAAGGTTGCCATAGGGTGTAATTTGGTTTACACGATTAGCAGCAGCAGCAGCTTGAGCCGCTTTTAAATTTCCTGCCGCAGTTGCATTGGCTGCACCTGTATAGTCTGGCGCTGCTGGAGCGCTAGAGCCTCCGCCACCTAATAAACCGCCTACTGCATCAACTACTCCGCCCATTACCTTCTCCTTGTTGTAACCATTTGCATTGATTACGCTTCATTGCGACTACAATAAGGTCACCTTCAGGGTGTCCATAAGGTATGTCAGCTACCTGCTCAAAGCCAAGTTTTCGGCACAAATTCAAGGACTTAACATTGCCCTTGTATATAGGTGCTAGTATAACCTTAACTCCAAGTTTGTTGAAGGGGTAATCAAAGATTGCAAACAGCAAGTCTTTGTTTAACCAATACACATCCGTAGAGGCAACATGGATTTGACAAGAATTTGGGGTTAAATTGTTATACCCAAGAACAGCTATTAAATTGCCGTTTTTTTCTTGTCCAATACACGCTGTTTCTAGCGGATATTCAAACTTCCCTACTTCCGAAAGCCAATCCCTTAATTTTGACTGGTTTTCGGTTGTAATCTTACGCATTACAATACTGTACCTTTTTCCATGACATAGTCAGTAGAAACCCAATGCACATCAATACCTTGAGAAACAATATTTAAGTTAACTCCTGCGGTATAACCTAAACCTGTCACACCTTGCCAATTTCTATAAACAATAAGATTTCCAGCCCAGTTGTAATTGTCCCAAGTAGCAGCATCCCAAACACCTACTGTAGTAGGCACAGATTGAAATGACACTTGACCAAGGTTGTTTTGAGTCTGAAAGTCAGTATTAATACCAGCATAAACACCAGGTGCGCCAGCATCTACCAAAAATGTAGGGCGAATCATTGTGAAACGCTTTTGTTGTCCTGGCATATCAAAATAGCTATAAGCCTGTTGGCAAGTGCCTGAAATTGGCTGATTGTCGTCAGCGTAGCCATCCCAAAACTTACCTACAAAGCCTGCACCACCAAAATAAAGGTCATCATTGTGCATTTCAAATACAGTAGTTTTTATGCCTGTAAAGTTGCACCAAGCCTTAGAAATAGTGTGCATTACATATTGTTCTGTGCCTGAAGGGTTAGGAATGTTAATAAGAAGCATATTTGGCTTGGCGTAGTAAATAGCTTGCCAACCGTATTCATTAGAATAAGCATCTGCTTCTTGGCTAATTTCGTAGTAAATCTTGTCTGTAATGTTAATTCTTGGGTCTAGTCGGCTAGATTGAAGGGCAGAAGCCAAAGGGACTAAACCATCTTGGGTAAGCAAAAGAATGTCGCCAGCAAACTTAAAAAAGAACCTACGGCTAAATATATAACCTAATTGCCATACGCCTTTTAAGGCCCATGTAGTCGCACTTGTTGGGTCTGTGCCGTTATAAACAATAATTTCGCCCATATTGGTAGCAAAAACAGCATAATCGTCAGCGCCTTGACCAGCATCTAATGTCCAAGTTGCCATACCTTGCACAAAACCACCATTACGAGCAATTCCACCAAAATCCAATGGGAAAGCATCGCCACCTAATGCGTTCACAGGCATATACCATACTTTCATGGTGTTTTTTTCTGTGAAATATAAGCGATTTTTAAATAGGTTTACATGAATAAAGTTTTTAGAATCAATAGTATAGGTAGTTCCACCTGTAGTGCCACCTTTAATGCCTAGCACGGTATATGTGCCAGTTGCGCCAACTATAGTAGAAGTTCCAGATGAAACAAAAGTAAAGGTTGTAGGGCTTGTAACAGTAATTACAAAAGAACCTATAAAACTTGCTTCACTAGAAGCAGTAATAGATACTTTATTGTTTGTTACTAGACCATGTGCA